TCTGCATAATATCCCAAGTGAGTAGCATCTACATAAAAACCATCACCAGAAGGTGAAGCAATAAAATCAATTTTACCATTTTCATCTACAACAACACTATTTAAAGCAGCACTAGCATTAGCCTGTGCATCTACAATATCATCATGAGTACTTCCACTAGTAATAATCATCTTTCCGGTTAAATAAACATTATCTGAATATAACCCATATCCAGGATCGGCCGGAATATCACCTTGTTCTGCTATGCCCTCTAAATTACCTATACGTACTTTAATATCATCAAAAGATGTAGTAAAAGAATCTACTCCATCATAAATATCCATATAAGGGTTATCATCATCATTAGCATCTAATAATAAGGAACCTTGTCTTTGATCATTAGTAGTATTACCAAACCGTATAAATGTTTGTCCAGTTAAATCATCTGTTGGTTCTACTAGAATTAAAGTTATATCTGGATTTCCTACATAAACTTTATAGTAATCATCTAATACAGTTATAGATTTAACAATATATTCAAATCTAGTTACATTAGGTGTTTTAAATTTCTGTGCTACAATTAAATCATTAGCCATAAAAGAAGCACCTTCTTTACCGGTATTAAAATAATATTGTTTTTTATAAGCGGTAATACCTGAATCAGTAGAACCACCATAAGCTGCCTTTAAATTAAGATGTGTATTATCAGTAATTGTATCTATAATAAATCTTAATGTACTTATTTTAATTTCATCCCCTACTGCTAGTTCACTACTAAAAAGTGTACTTGTACCAACTACTGCTACACTTAAGTTTGTTACAGCAACAGTACCCGTCAAGGTTGTAGATACTTCGTGTAATCCTGTAGTAATAGAATCATCCTCACTCTCATAAGTTTCATTTACATCAGTTACCCACAAAACTCCATTTACAGCCCTATATTTATTAACAACAAGTTCAAAGATATCCATTCTACCACGAACTTTCAAATTATCTAATTCAAGAAAATATTTACCACCATCTTCCCATAATGAATATCCTGCTCCTAAGAATCCTGCAGAAAAGAATGAATCATCTTTAATTCCTGCATCCGCCCTTATAGCATCAATAAATCTAGAATTACCATTTACATCTAATAAATAATTAGGAGTAGCATCATTAATTCCTACTTTACCATCACTATAATAAATATCAGAACCAGTTTTAGTCCAATAACTACCAGCTCCTGATCCTAAATTATCATCAACATATTTTTTTGTTGCGGGTTCATAATCACCATCTGGTACAAATACATCTGTATTAACTTTAGCTAAATATCGTGCATCACCTCTAGTTGTATTAAAATACTGCAAATGATCATCTGCATCTAATGAACCTAAATCATTATGATTAAGAAATGACCAATCGGCGATAGAGGCAATTAATGTTTCTAAACTATCTACATCTAAAGATATAGGATCTGAGCCGAATTCAATACTACTACTCATATTTTTTAATTTTAAATTATTAAACTTCAATTAAATTTCTACGTTGGATCTTGCCATACATCAACTATATAATTATTAGCATCACTTGTAATTGTAACCTGTCCATGTCTTATTCCTCCAGTATTATTTGCATCAGTATTAATTCTAAAATAACCATTTCCAGTACCCGACATTCCACCAGTATAAGTTAACCAAGAACTTCCTAATGTTATAGCAGCATGCCAATCATTAGTTGAATTAGTACTAACAGCAACTGATTGTGTATCTCCAGCTGGGTTTGGATACCATGGATTTGGAGCTGCAGTTAATCTAATACCATCTTGTTCTACAGTTAATATTTTATCATCACTTGTACTACTAAAAGTAACAGTTCCATCACGAGGGGCTCCTGCATTTGTAGATACATTAATCTGAACTATTCTTGTTCCATCATCAGATGTAGGAGCTGTTACTGTTAACCATGTATCACCTGTACTTACAGTTGCACTCCAATTATTTCCTTCACTAGCAACTAAATGAAGATATAAATTATCTGCAGGTTCATCAGGTTCCCATAAAGTAGATGATATCTCTAACATATGTACTCCATCATATTGTAACCTTAATTGAGGTTTCCATATATAATCCCCTGTTTCTATACCATCTTTCCACAAAGTTACAGAATTACTAGCTGTAGGTACAATATTTACATAATCTAAATAGTTTTTAAGTTGAACTTTTAAAACAGTTCCTATAGCAGCATTTAATTTATATAATTCAGTACTATCTTTAGGCATTATACCTAAAACTTCCGAAGAATCTCCTTGAGAATAAACACCTAAATACTTAGTCATAAATTCATTAAAAGAAGAAGAAAAGTCCTCAGTAATCAAAGGAGATCCATGATCTGAAATACCTGCACCTATTCTATAGGTATTTTGTTTAGTCACAATTCTAAATACCATATTAGCTGAAATCATAGTTTGAGTAACTAATGTAGTATCAAAACTTAAATATGACCTAGTTATATTCATTCTATAATCACCACCCCCTGCATCCAATTTCTCACCAGATATCCTATAAGAAGTCAATACAACTTCAGCTCCATAAAACGCATCTCTTAATGCCTCCCAAGCATCTTTATCGGTACCTGTAATATCATTCCATCTATAAATCCGTCCTGTTTCAGCACCTATATAAGGTTCTAAATATATCCATCTCAAACCTGAATACCCATAATTCCTAAAGTTGCTTAATCTATCAAATCCAGTACCTGTTCCTACATATCCATTACCACCATAAGCAGGATCAAATTCTTCATTTATAGCATCATCAAAACATCCTTGAAGAGATTCTAAACTAGGAGTTATTTCATTAACTACATCAGAAAGTTTAAAATTTGTTGTGTCTGGTACTGACATATTATGCTCCTTCTAATTGTTTAATTCGTTTCTCTAATCGTATTATCTTATCATTCAAAACATGAATAGCTGCATTATTAATTGCAGTAATTGTACTATATCCTACTCCCTTGTATTCTCCCCCTTGACTTACCATTTCAGGTCTTATTTTTTCCATGTCCTGAGCAATAAATCCTACGTGATCAAATTCGTCTCTATCATCTTTCCAGTTAAAATGTACAGGACGTAATGATAAAGCAATATTTAAACCATCTCTTATGGTAACTATATTCTTTTTTAATCTACTATCAGAAGATAATACAAAATCACTTGCAGTTACATCATTTACAAACCGTCCTGTTCCGTTTACGTCTAATTTATATGAAGGGTCTGTTCGGTTTATGCCAATGTCGCCATTATCGTATATTACTAACCTATCCTTAGATTGAGCAACATCTGTAATGTAAAATCTATTAGTTACCCCAGCAATTCCAAGTCTATATTTTCCACTTAGAGCCCCCGTTCTTTCTATATAAAATTGGTTAACCGTAGAATCTGAAATATGCAATTTCGCCCCAGGACTCGTTGTTCCTATTCCTACTCTCCCACCAACTGGTTGTAATAATAAATTATAAGCTGTGGCGGTACTATCCCCCCTCATCTGCTGAATCCAACCATTACCGTTTGCATTAACAATTCCCGAATACATTCCCCATGTCCCATTATCAGATAACAGAGTATGTCCTCCGTGAGTTCCTAAAGTTGGTATAACTCCCCCTGATTTCAATACTTCAAAATTAACTTGAGGACTCGTTGTTCCTATTCCTACATTTCCATTACCTAAAATTGTCATCGCATCGGTTAGTGTATGACTATCAGCACCAGCATTAACTGCAAATTTCAATATTCCCTTATACCCAGAAGAACCATCTGAATATATACCAGCCCGACTAAAGTTATTATTATATTGAAATTTTATGCCATCCTCAGAGACACCAGCACCATCTGCTTTACCTGATAATATACTCAAACGAGAGGCTGGATTATTTGTTCCAATGCCTACATTTCCTGTACTTGATATTCTAACTCTTTCACTCACTGATGTTCCATTATGAGTTGAAAGAGCAAGATAAGAAGGAGTAGCAGCACCTTCACGAGCAGCTGCAATACGAGCTCCAAGAGCAGCCTCTGCAGCAATAGGTAAATTAAATACTATCGCCCCTCCTCTATCAGTCCCAGCATTGCCACTGTCTTCAAGTGCAAGAATATCAAGAATTGTATCATTATCAGGAACCGTAACAGTCAACTTTTTTCCAGGACTCGTTGTTCCTATTCCTACCCTATGAGTTGAATGATTAACAACTAATGTATTGCTATCAAAATTATATGTTCCCGAAGCTGTATCACCATCATTCTTTAAATAATCATCAGCAGTAGCAACAGCACTAACAGCTTCAGCATCCGCATATCTTGCATGTAATGCAGTTTTTTGTGCTTGTGTAATATGTTCATAACTATCCCCATCATTCAATCCACTTAAAGAATTATGTGCGAAATCTGATGCTACTTGGTCATCACTACCACTTGCGTGAAGTCTCGAATCATTACCTACACAAACTTCTGTACTACCTGTACCAAAATTCTTATTGAATGCGGTATTTTTACTGAATGCCTGTTCAGCTCCTACATCTCCATAACTTAACCCATGAGCAACAAATCCAAAAGTAGTTGCTGATAATGCTTTTAAAAAATGACCAGTAGTTAACCCAGAAACTGTATGACTTGCACTTACTAAACCATGGGCAGTAGGGGTACGAGCATCCGAAAGTCTTGCATCATTTCCAACACAAGCGGTAGAAGCAGTAGAACCATATACTATATTATTCCCATGAATATTTATAGCCCCCTGATCAGCCTCCCATTTATATAAAGTAACATCAGATAAAGCTGTATTTAAATTAGCTAATGTATCACTTATTCCATAACCTGCAAAAGTAGTTGGTTTACTTGTAAGAGATGCAAAAGTATGAGTATGTCCACTTACTGCAAAATATGCAGTATCATGACTATCTAATGTATCTGCATCAACATTTAAAGCATCAATAAATGTTTTATCTACTCCTGTAGCCCAATTCCCCCATCCATAAGCTGTATTCCAATGTCCTGAATTATTTGTAATTGGTGTACCCCATGCTGAACCTGTAGATAATGCTATTCCTGCTCCAGGCCATTCCATTTCATTATGACCAAGATCATCGTTAAAATTACTAAGATTATATCCGGAAGGATCTACAAACTCTAAAGCATCGGGTGTAGAATCTACCATTACCATAAATCCTCCTGAACCTGTATAATTTGCAGGTGTATCAGTATGTTCAATAAATGTATCTATTGCTACAATAGCATCATATACAGCTCCTGAAGTAGGTAAATGAGTATTGTCATCAGTAAGAGTAGTTTCTATAGTATCTACAGTTGCACCTGTAAGTAATTTAATCCCACCTGAAACAGTTAAATCTGTTTCATCAAAAACCAAACCTGAAGAATAATCAAAATCATCATTTATAGAATTCATATAGGGTATTTGACCCTCTGTACCAAATGAAACTGTTTCAACCGCTACATAATTAGAAAGTACAGCCATGTTAGTTTTATATAAAACACCATCACTGTTAATTATAAATTCATCTGTATCTACAAGACTAGTTGGTAAATTAGATTGACTAGAGATTGCAGAAACAGTTAAAATAGTAGCACCATCTCCTATTGAGGTTACTTGACCGGTATGATTAGGATGTGTATAAAGAGTAGCATTATTTTCAACCCAATCTTGTGTAGCAACAGTTTCACCAAACCATTCAAAATTATCTTTGTCTATATAAAGTATTTCTCCTGCATAATCACCACTTGTAGTAGTATCATAAGTAATTAATAATGCACCATCTGTTGGAGGAGAGTTATCATATAAATTTATAATCCTTGAATCATTTGGAGTATGTCCAGCTAAACTGTTTATAGAATAATCTTCTGTAAACTCCAGTCCCTCCCCTAAAGTTAATGTACCACCGGCGATAAGTAAATAATCATTTAAATCAGAAATTTGACTTTCAGTTATAACAATACCAGTTGATTTATCCCAAGCTAAAAATACAGGATCTGTTTCAACTAAAAGATAACTTTGTAAATCACTAATTTGACTCTCGGTTATAATAATACCGGCACTTTTATCCCAATCAGAAAAAGCGGTCCATGGTGTAGTACCATCATCTAGCTTAGCAGCTCTTAAATTATCTACTTCACCTTGTATAAAATCATCTGCAGGAATTACTTCAGAATAAGCAATGTCTGTATTAGGAACATTACTTAATCCAATGTCAGCTTTGGTTAAAGAAATGGAATGAGTATGACTTGTTGCAGTAATAGCATTAGTGGAATCACCATCTAAACTATTAGGTGTACCTAATATTATAGAACCAGCATCAGTAATTGTAGTAAAGTCCATACCATCACCTGCTACTACAGAAGTTACTGTACCTTCAGTACCACCACCTTCATCAGTAGTAGTATACTTTTCTAAAACTTTTAGAACCCAATTCCGCATTTGTTGCGGCTCAACATAAGCCATGTTCTACCAGAATTTATTGCACTTGTCATATATTCTATTTATTCTTTCTAATAACTCATTATAATTATCATCAGTTAAAATAGGTGCACCATAAGTTAAACTAAATATATAATTTTGTATCAAATATGACATATCTAATTCAATACTTACATCAATACCTAGACTTAATCGTCTACATATTCTGCTTGTAAGTTTATCGTTTGTATCTTGTGCTACTAGTTTTAAACTAGCTATTTCTGAACTTGTCATATTTTTATATTATTACCAACAACTACTTAAATCTCGACTATCCAAAATGTCATTTATTGTTACTAGCTTTTCCTCAAATTGTGTTTTTCTACCCATTTCTGCTGCTTCTTCTGATGAATTTAATAATGCAATTAGCATAAAATGTAATCTACTTTCCTTATAATCAATGTTATTCATATCTATCAATAAAGGTAACATAGTACTTTTACATTTTGTATGTGCTAAAAATCCTTCATAATTAGTATCTTCATAGTCAGTAGTGTCATATGTTATCTCTAATTTAATAGTATAATAACCATCTGTATAATAAGTATCAGCTAAAGAAGGAGTGAAATCAGATGGAGCTATTTCTAAATAAGCCCCGGAACCATTACCAAATATATTGTCAAAAGTAGCTAACAAGCCTATTTCATCCACTCCACCACTAGTATCTACTAGTTCATAAGTATATTCAGTACTATCATATGTAATAGTTAAGTTTACATTTGTTAATAATGAATGATCAAATGCTGTTAATGCAGTCCAATCGGATTGATCATATATTTTAAAAGTTTCTCCATCGGATTGTTCTGAAATTGCTATGTCTAAGGAAAATGCCATATTTTTACTATTTTAAATTATTTATTATTAAACACCAAATTAAAAAAAGCTGTTACTCCAGCGGCAAAAATTACTGCCATAGTCATAAAAATACCCTCTCTTTTCGATTGTATTTTTTTTATTTTATTAATACAATTTTTGTTTTTTTGCACCTGATTTACCAATCCTTCGGGATGATACTCATCTCCTAACAAACAAGTTTTAATTTCTGTTATATCACTATTCTGTTTTCCCTGCATTTCAATAAGACTAACCAGAAGTTCTTTTTGAGTTTTTTCAGCCATTATGCTTGTTTATTAAATTGTTATATATTTTGTATTTCTAACCAAATTGTAGCATTATCCACTCCCGTACTTTCACTTTTAGTTTCGGCTGTTATTTGTGTTCCTTTATTAAATATAAATTCCGTTCCTTCTGGAAAATTAAATGAATCTCTTTTAATAACATTAACATCACCTTCAACCTGAAAATCTTTAAACCAAGTAGAACCATTATCTGCACTAAGTCGTAATCTAAACTTTTCACTTGCATCAGCTTCACCAGATACTCCTATTATTCTAAAAGGTTTAATTGATGTAACTGCAGCCCTTACTTCAACAGGTGCAGCAGTCCATACATTTGCACCATCTCCTGTTGCTACCGTTACCCCTGTAAAATTATCAGGTTCAATACCAATAGGGGATGCACCCTTTAAGTTATTCCATTCATGATCTCCTACTTCATCATCAATGTTTGTAGTATTATTATGAAATAGTATGTTATCAAAATGTTGTCCACTTCCTGCATCTAAATCAAGCCCTAATCCACTATCACCTATATCTAAATAAGAGAATGAATTCCTTTCACTATTTGCATTAACTATCTGTATTGCAGTTAAACATTCATGAATACTATTATAATGAATATTATTATATGCCGCATTATCCAGTAATAATCCTGTCATGTGTGTAACATGCCCTTTGAACTCACAATTCTCAATTATACCATGTTTTAAAACTGTGGTTCCATCTATATGTAACGCTGTAGCAGCACCAGTAAGACTTTCCCCAACAAATTGACAACGCCTTACTCTAAAGGCTCCTTTTGTTATAATTACACCATTTACACTAGCATCTCCAAGATTAAAATTCAAGTTGTATAATGAAACATAACCAGTAAACTTTAAAATTGAAGTTGCTGAAATATGAGTGTTCTTTATTTTAGCCCATGTTCGATGTGTACCTTGGAGAATATAATTCCCAGTATATGTAGGATCACCAGTAGTATAAATATCATAATTATTACTACCTGTATTTATACCTATGTTTATTAATGTACATTCATTGACATCTGTACTTGCAACATCTAATGCTCCCTGTATCGTAGTATATGCATGAATCCACGAAGAACCATCTGAATTATCTCCATTTGGAGAAACATATAAAGTTGCAGTTGCAGCACGACCAGTTATTTCAGTACCAATAATACCAGAATTCTCTTTATTCCAATCACCTATACCTAATTTTGAAAGATTTCTACTTACCCAACTCATAATTAATAATAATAGTTACTAAATATTTTTTGATTTTTAACGGCCGAACCGCCTGTAGACCCTCTACCCTTTATTGATATAACATCTCCTTCTGATAAAGTATATGTTTGTACTCCACTAGTACCATCACCAGTATATGTTACTATGCCCATATAACCACTTCCATCTGTCTCATGTTTACCACTGTCACAATAACATCCTAAATAATCTCCAGTCTCTACAGTTAAATTTAAACTACTAAAAGACTTTTTTGTTCCGGCAACCACTTCTCCCAATGAAACCGATGATCTAGGTGTATATGCTCCTGCCCCACCTCCTCCACTAAAAATACCTATTTTCATCGTAGTAACAGTTGTTTGTACCCAAACTTCAACATCAGTAATAGTACCATTTGCATTAGCTGGATTATCCAAACAAATTATTGTTTTATTTCCTGCTACTAATGCAGTACCTCTATCAATTGCTTCTGGACCTACATCAATTGTCATAACTTACTATATATATTTAGGTAGCAACTACTGTTGAATTAGTATCGAGTGGAATATAATGCACTGTCCATTTTGTTGAACCTGTTGTATCAGTTGCAGTTGTATGAAGATCAATTGTACCAGCAGTTACAAGAACTGCATTTGCTTGAGATGTCACAGCACCACTTGTTGCTACAACTAATGCATCTGTTAATGTTCCTGTAATATTATATATTGAACCCTTTGCATCACTTGTAACAGTTAATGCAGTACACAAATCAACATCTGCTCCAACAGTAGGATTAGCAATTAACTTAATGTCATTTGCTGTACCATCAAATACAACAGTTACTTCTCCAACTATTTGTGTTATTAGTACTCTACCTGAAACAGTAAAGTATGGTGTTTGCGTTGAGGCAGGAAGAACAGCTGTAGCTCTTGATACTATTATTGGTTGTGTTTCAATTGCTTGTTTTACTATATTTTTACTTACCCAAGTCATAATATTTTATTTTTTAATATCTTAGTATATAAACATCTGCTGCATTTGCCGGATCAGTAGTATCATCTTCTTCATACTTAAATTCAAATATAAAAGTATGGAATTTGGTAGGAATATCAAGACATACATTATCTCCAGAGCTTCCGTTATTAATAGTTACTCCTGCAGCATTTCCTAATAATTCTGTACTTACTTCAAAAATCATATCATCAGTAACTATAGCTGTATCTTCATCAGGTAAAACATAATCTGTTTTATTTGTTGCATAAACATTAAACGTTACATCATTATGAGTATCATCTGCTGTAATAAGATACGTAAAACTCATATATCTATGACTATTCATAGGTACAACAGTACGAGTATATTTAGTATCATTTTGTGCACCCTCATTATCTTCATCAATATGTAAAGCTTCATCACCAGATATTTCTTGACCTTTAGCATTAACTAAAATAACTTCACCTTTAATAATTTGAGCTATTTTTTTAGGATTTAAACTTAAATTTGTGAAATTTTTATTCATAATTTAATTTCTTTTATATAAAATTCTATATTTTTACAAATATAATAAATCGCCATGAGACTTCAAATCTATTAGAGATTAGTAGAAATAGAAAAAGGTGCCGCAAAGCACCTTTTCTTAATCTTTAGATAACCCTTATTAGGTTATCGCTGTAGCAGCAACAGTTGTTTTAGCTGTACCATAATCAGTATCACATGTACTATCAAGATACCAAATCCGTATTCTAAACTTAGAGATCGGATTTAATCCTGTAGTAGCACTAGAAAATTTAGAATCTGAAGCTTCAAATTCGATAAGATTATATGTATTACCAGAAACAGCTTCAAATGTATGACTAGGTTGAGGTGGATAAGCATTTACTTGTTTATCTTTCACGTTAAACAAACTAAGTGCTTCATCATATGAAACAAGTTGATAAGTACCAAAGCCTATATCAGGTTGTGTACTATATGTAACTTCTGCAGTAGAAAAATTATCATTTAATTCTACTTCAAAATCTACAACATAAGGAGTATCTGTAATAGGATTAAACTTAGCATCTGTAATAGATACGCCAGTCATTTTAATACCCCAATCACCTTCAGTTACACTCTCTACTAAATTAGCAGCTACTGCTGTATCAGTACTACCCTGAAATTTTTGATCAAGAGTATAAACTCTAGCAGCACCAACTCCAGCATCTACACTAGATACAATATAACAAGGAGTTGTTCCTGCACCTAATCCACCTATTCTAATAATAGTACCAGCAGTTACAAGAGCAGTCATATCTTCACTGAAGACAATATCTGTTCCTTGATTTACAACTGAGAGAGTTGCAGTACCAAGAGCATCAGAAACAGCACCTGAATTAATACGTTCAAACTTAACATCTCTGTTAGCTTGTCTATCAAAAGCCTTAACACCAGCATTTACTATCCCAGCAGCTATATTACTTTGTGTAGCAGCAGTTGACTTAAAAGGAATAGTCTTAATGAGAGGACTATTATTTAATAATCCAAACGTATGATTAAGTACAATGCCTAATGAATAATAAGTTGCATTAGCAGCATCTAAGGAACCTGAAGTTCCATTATATCCTACATAAGTTACTTGTTCCGTTAAGGCTGCATAATCTTTACTTACTGCATTTGCAATAGTTCCACCATCAAAAGCTGCTGATTTTTGCAATACACTATTTGTATTCATAAAAGCAAAATAGTAATCAGAACCAGAAGCAGCTGCCCCTGTTTCAGATTTACCAGTATTCAAAAAAGCAAACTGTCCTGATTTTGCATTAATACCAGTAATAGCAGCATCATCGGCAATTCCATCATCAACATTCAATACATATGTATATGTTGGTGAATCAAAATTTTGAGAACTCATAATTTTTAAAATTTAAATTTAACAATTTATTTATTAATAGTTTCTTTGTAATTGATTTTCAGCAACCTGTAATTGATAACCTTGTGGGTCAGTTACAGCTAAATGAGCCAATTCCACAGCTCTCTCCACTATTAAAGGATGGGCTGCTTTTAAAAGTTTTGAACATCCATTGTCATAAGCATCAGCTATACTGATCTCATTTTCATCTGGATGATATATTCCTACTACCTTATATACTGGATTAGTCAATGTAGTACCATCTGTAATAACCACCGTATTATAAGTAGCACCAACAGTAGATGATATTACCCAAAACTTACCGTCAGTACCTAAAGCAGGTTTTTTATAAGGATTTTTTAAATTATCCTGATAAAAATCGTAGGTTATTCGTTTTAACTGAATCCTATTATGTGTATCATCTTTCAGATATTCATCTAAAATCCAAAATATCTTATCATCTAATTCAAATCCTTTTGCAGCAGTATCGTCAGAATTCAAAAAATAATCTACTTCTGCAGCAGTATCATTGTCATCATATATAGTAATAGGTTCCAGCATTCTCATTGTGAAAGCATCTTTTGTCAGTCCTTTATTAAGGATATCCCAAACCAGCTTTCTTTGTGCAATGCTAAGTAATGTTTGCCAACCAGAATTTGTAAATCCTGGTGCAGCAGAACTGTTAATACTTTCATAAAGTATTTTTACTTCTTGCGTCATCTCTGAGAATAGCATCTACTTATCAATTTTCACCCTAGCAATGAGTTTTAAATACAAATCACTTTTAGTCTTCTCAGCATCTTTTAGATACTTGACTAATTCGTCTAACATATATGAAACTCCTTCACCAGGAATATTATAATTATTTCTACTTTCTTTTATAATAGCTCCTGCTCTAATTCCTTTTAAAATTAAATGTTTAATACTTGCATCCTTATCATCAATAAGTCTTAATACAGTATCAATATCAGAATCTATTGCCTTCTTTATTTCTTTTGATAACCACTCTTTAGAAGCATCGGCCGGTACTTGCTTAGTGGATTTAGTCTCCATTAAGAAAGTTCCCAGAAATTCATTCATTCTAGTAGCAGAACCTTTTAATGTTCCTAAAAAAGTATAGGCAGAGACTAACTTTTTAGTTGTATCTGTTTCTACTCTTTCTTCATAATCTTCTTCTACTAAAGCAAATCTATATTCACCTTTCGCAAATCTATGTTCCCAATCAGGAGCTACTGTTGGTTCATGTTGCATTACTTTAAATCTTAATACATCCATAGGATCTGATAAATTAAATTCATATCCTGTATGCATTAGATTCCAATCTTTAACAATTTTTACAAAAAATGTTGCCCAAAAATTGTCTTTTTTCTTATGAATATTTAAATCAATATCCAATGTTTTTTCAAAAAACTTTTTCTCCTCATCATTTACAAAAGGATCAACTAAAGTATTTCTACTTGTTCTTGCTAATTGAAACCAATTATTAGCACCTTCATATTGAAAATATGCTACGTGATCAGGAGATTTTATCATTTTACCTCCTCTGATAACTGGTTTTAAAAATACTTTTTTATTCTGTAAATATCCTTTATTAAATGCTTCTTCTTTACTAATTATTTCTTCTTTACTAATTGTCATATACTTTGTCTTAAGTTAACTTTTTTACAAAGATAAGGAAAGTAAGTGAGATAACCAAATCTCACCTACTTTTATTTTATTTATCTCAATATACCAGGAATTATCCTAGCAGTTTTCTTAGGATTAGTTATTTTAATTCCACCTATGAATCCTTTAAAGACAGAATAACCATCTACAGAAGTAGCCATTATTCTAGGATCTGATCTCTTATTATAAGGATCAAATGGATCTCTAAATCCAGGGATGTAACCAAAGAACTCTTCCTCATCCTTCACAGACACTTTAGATATATTGGCTACTCCGTTAGTAGTACCTACATCAAAAATATCATATATACGTGAACTAGCAAGTCCACCATCGGGATGTCGTAATGTATTAGGATAACCGTCTTTACTTGGGTCAATGGTCAACTTAAATTTGATGCCATTTACAGCAACATAATTTAGGAATTGACCTTCGTCCAAAGTAAGTTTTCCACCAGATGACTTAATGTTTACATCTGTTTGCAAGTATGAAAATCCAGAGGCTTTAGTAACAGCGTCTTTATGGAATTGGTATGCACCATATTCACCTGTAGATAATACGAATGCACGTTTATCTTCAGGAATCTTACCATAAGACATATCCATTGCAAAGTCAGTCAACATATCTAAACTAAATGTATTATAGGAAAGAATATTTCCATATTCCATTTGTTCATATAGTCCGTAACCCGAACGAATTGTATTACCAGACTCACCTTTATGCCCATAAGAACCATCAGTAAGTTTATTAGATTTACCATACATCAATAAACGAGCTTTATCTCTCTGAAACTGTACGTAGAAATCCCAGCCAAGTTTATCAATCCATCGTGTTTGTGTTTTACCATCTTGGTCAATAAAAGCATAAGCCAACGGCTTATTTTTACCTTTACTAATCATATTACCTGGAACATCATAATTCTTACGAATCATGGCTGTTACATTCTCCATTTGATATGGAGCAGTATGGTGAACACCGGTACCTCTTTTAGACAGTTCTTGTTCAACCATCCCAAAGAGTTCAGAAAATAATGTATTTGCAGCCAATTCACTAGCAGGAACCCACAAAGTATCATCTCCTGTAAAGAGTTGTACCTTATATCTCCATAAATTTCCTACATTTACAGGATCTTCCAAGACACGCAATTGATATACTTCAGGTTTTTCACCTACAATGTGAGATGTAGCCTCGAAATATCTTTCAGGAAACCATAAGAAGAAAATTCCTCTTACTAATCCCGCTTGACTTGCATCAGTAACAGTAGTTGCACCAGCAGCATCTGTAGTAGCCTTTGCCAAAGGAATGCTTCGTTCATCAGAACCCTGCAGAAACCACTTATATACAACATCATCATTGATATATTCAGTAGGCAAATCATTAATAAAGGCAACTGTATTGTCTGTACCAACATTAAGTTCATATAAACGATTCATCACCGGACTAATAACTTCTGCTTCTTGCATTCCAAGCCATCCTAAATGGCTCTCTCTTGTAAGGCCACCCCAATACTTTTGATCAACTGTCTGTAACGGACTTATTTTGTTCATTTATTTAAAATTTAAAGGGGTTAATTAATTAATTATTTATATTTAAATCTACATTATAAAATCGAACCAGTTGCCTTAATTATAGCCTTGAGGTTTTGATCTTGTTTTCCTAAATCTAAATTCATTCCACTTCTTGAACCAGTATTCTTCTTATTAGATAAGTAGTCTTCTAGTTCAGAGGCTTCTTTACTTGTTTTAATATTCTTAATCTTATTCCAAGGCTGTCCTTTTTCAAAGTACCCTGTATGTAATAAATAAGCTATTCTCGAATCAAAAAACATAGGATCTTCTGCTCTTTTAGCCCATATTTTGTTGGTTGTTCGACCGTTTTTATCTTGTATGGGCTTTATAAGCATATCATACATTTCTTGTTTAGTCTGCTTATTTACTTTTTGACCTGGTATAATTTCATTTATAGCATTTATACCATCTTTTAATTCTTCTAATCTCTGTTGTTTAGCTTGATCATTTAACTTTTGCTGTTCTTTAGCAGCTGCTTCTTGTTGTATGATATTGTCAGCAATTAATGTCTTTAATGCTCCTAAATACTCTTTAGAATCTTCAATATCATCACCCATATCAAAACTCCTATCAACTAACTGTTTAATTTTAGCATCTGACATTTGAGTTGTAAGACTGAAATAATCAGTCATTAATGATCTACGTTGTTCAATATTGTCTTCTTCTCCAAGTTTTTCTGCTTCAACAGAATCAAATTTCTTTTTTAGTTCTAATAAATTACCCGCAGTCTCAGGAGAAACACCTTTACCTATCATTTGCAAATAGTCTTGATAACCTGCATCTAGGTCTTTTTTAGCAGCTTCAATATTAGAATTAACTTCATTTTGTAGTAATTCTCTTAACGCCGTTGCATCTCCTTTTTCCTCTACAGCCTTAGTAAAACCTTCTTCATCAAAAGATGATAAAAGCCCCTGCTTGTCCAAATCTCTAGCAAAGATAATAGTAAAAGGAGCATCGGAAGAAGAAAAGTTTTCAGTTCGTTTGGACGCAGGGACCTTACCATCAGTAATTTCTTTGTCGTCATCTTCTTCTTTTGTCTCATCATCATCAGGTTTTATATCTTCTAAAACCTTATTTACATTTAATTCTATACTAGGATCATCAGTTTTTTTCTCCGAATCATCTTCGGTTTTCTTATCTTCTTCAACAGTTTTAACAGGTTCGTCTTCTATTGCAGGTTGTTCTGCAAAGATTTCGTTGACATCAAGAGTATTATCCAACTCAGACATCTCTGAAAAATCTGTATTAAATACTTCCGTTTTGCTCATTCTTCTTCTATTTAATTATACAAATATAATATTTACAATTTTCATTACCAAATTTATCAACAAAAATTTGGAATTGTTATAACGTAATCTACTTTTGAAAAGTAGAAATTCTATTATTTAACCTTAGTTATTGGCTTACTTCGTTTAATTTTTAAGTCTTCACGTTTTAAAGCCTCATCCGCCCTATTCTTTCTAATAGTTTCTGCCAAACTACCTTCTTTAACTTTCATTCCACGTTCTTTTTCAGCATCTTCAACAGAAGTATCAGATTCTTCCTGGTTCTCGGCGCCAATCAAAGCTACCTCAATCTTAGTATCACTATCAAGATCGGCTTTATATTTCACCATTGCACGATCAGCCTCAGCCTTTCTATCTTCGGCGATAAGTTTCTGTTCTTCGGCTTTACGTTTGGCCTCTTCAGCTTGTTGTTGTTGTTGTTGTATTTGTTTTTCAAATGATTCAAACTTACGTTGTAATGATGCAGGATCCTGTGTACGATATAATTCCATAACCATTGACATACTTCCTCCATTCTGTATAAATGGCTGTACTAATGATCTTAATGTTTGCATCATTTCATGATCTTCAGCAGCATTAGTAATATATACACCATATTCTGACTCATTAAATAAACTAGCATCGAAATCTAATACAGCTTGACTTCCATCACCTAATACAAATTGTCTTTTAAACTTCTGTCCTTTCCATGCTAACTTAGCAGTTTCTAGATAAATCTCTAGACATCTTATACGGTAGTTATCATGTATTGAATAATATTTTTCAGTATTTAATGAAGATTGTGCAACAGCTCTTTCTACACCACCTACAGTTTCACGATTCTCTATTGCACCCTTTCGTTGAGGAGTAATGCCGGTAATATCTTCAATCCTATGTTCCAGGAATGCTAATATTCCTAACAATTGTTCTATAACTTTAGCATCTCCTATTTCAGTAGAACCACTAGTTTGATTCATAGCACCGGCTAATTTACCCATAGCAGCACCTTTATTACCTTCTTTAAATGGATCCTCAAAAATAATCTTCATCTGATCTATATAATATAGAAATTGATCCATAGTAAATTCAGAAGGAATCATTGAAGTACTTATTTTAGCGATTTTACCTTTATAAGTCTTTAGTTCTTCCCACAACTTATGCATAAAATAGTTATAAGTTAACTGATAATCTTTCGACATTCCTACCATTGATACCGATACTGAACTATTTACATTTACTGCTGTACCAACAATACCAGGTTTACATTTTGAGGGATTGTCAAGAGACCTAAATTGAATAGGACGAGGTCCAAGCTTGACAAATATATCATCTCCTAATTTAACTCCTTCATTAAATTCACTAATCCAAATCCATTTAACAACTTCTTTTTCTTCGTCAGATAACGGATAATCTTCGTCTATATATTTTTTCTGAAAATCCCCCTCTTCATCTATAAAAGGAAGTATTCCCATTTTCCTCATACCCTTCCAAACAATGCGTAGCTTTCTAACATTACCAAATTCATCAAATGAACCCCCTAGAAAAGATGTTTGTTTATTTGTAGCAGTAATAATATTACCAATACCACCTTGTTGATGTACCCAAGAAGTTAAATTAATAGGTTGATTAATTAACTGTCGTGAAAATAAACTACCTGCTATGGTCCTATTATAAGTATAACCTTCTTCAAGCTTTTTAATATCTGAAGAAGTCAACTCATCATGATGATCATCAATAACTTGTCCTATAGGATTATAGGAAATTTCTATGATCATATCGGAATCTTCTATATAAGGACTTTCTCCTGAACGTATAGTATATAAATGTAATGGGTTGATTTTTCTAAAAACAGGTTCACCAGCCATAATTTCAGCAGCACCTAATTCTTCACCACCTATTAATAGGTCTTCAAAATTCCTACTGAAAATCTCCTTCATTCCTTGATGATAAAAGCCATAGTTGATAATCTGAGCAGCCATACGTTCTCTACGATCTCTATAATTAAACTTCATCCACTTAGCCTGCCTTTGTATCTCTTGTGCGGCCTGCTCTTTATTAAATTCAGGAGAAACTACTTTTCGTAAGAAGTTATCATTTAAAGTAGAAGTCATTTGTGTTAGCTTCTGATTAACCATATCTGGACTAGACATACTAACAATAGGATTAAATCTACGTTTTCTTTCTTCTCCTAATAATACAGCTAAATACGAATTTATTAATGGGTAATTTTTATAGTTTCCATCAAAATCTGCTTCTAGATTATAAGGATTTACTGCTCTAGTTACTTCTTTAGGATCAACAATATTATTGATTAAATTGTAGTTGCTGATTTTTTCAGCCATTGACGCTCTTATATTATTATTAGTATCAGAGCCAATAATAACATCTGCAGCTTCTACACATTCCTTATAAAAGGATTTAGTTTTTTGACTACGACTTCTTTTTTGATGTGGGAAACTGGTAATATTCCCCTTGACAAAATCTGACATATTTTATTTTTTAAATATTTTTAACAAATGTAATTAATTTATAGATGAAATACTAGAATTTCATATTATATTTTGGACGGTTATAACGTAATCTCTTGTTCGGGGAAGTAAATCCACCGAATCTATCAAACCAAGGATCTTTTAATAATTGACTATGGTCTTCCTGTAATTGTCTACGTTCAAACTTTAATTTATCTTCCCGAAGTATCATTAACATACCCATTGCAGAAATCCTATCATAGTTATCATCTGGATCCCAAGCAATTGCTTCTTTTAGATAAGCTATAGACCTAATTTTTTGTAGATTTAAAATTTTAGGTTGTTCAATTAAATTTCCTTCATCGTCATATTCATCCATATTATCTATATCATAAGCATCACTAATCATCCAGTCTGCTTGTAATTTTCTTGCCCAAGCATTGATTTGTTTATTAGCATGTGTTCCTACTGCACGATTACCATATAATGCACCTTTTACTAATTCCATATCTTTTAGAATTTGAGGAGTATCACATAGATAATGCATGGCTTTTTTTTGCTCGAAAAATGAAAATAATCCTTTTAAGTTATTTTCATAATTAGCTTCAGCATTATAAAATTTCAATAACCTTAATGCTTGTTCAAAAAATTCACTGGCCCTAGGTGGTCTACCGGTATATTCTGCAACTATTCTATCTAGTAATAAATCAAATATAAATACAGAACCCAATGAATGTGCATAAGTAGAAATATCATAATCAACAGGGTCAATTCCTGCAATATATCTGCCCCATGAAATTGTACCGTCTTGTTTACGTTTCGGCATTTGATAGATTTCTGTACAACCATATACATCTAAAACATCTCGTTTCAATGGATAATCCCTGAGAACAGGATGTAATTGAAGTTTGTCCCACTCAACTTTACCATCCATTTTATATTTTAAGTGACCTACATAATGTGGACTTACAAACTTTTGTAAGTTAGGAGCTATTTGTGCAAGGTGATCTTTTAAATCTACTACTGGAAATATACTTCCCTCCCTTCGCATAATAGCCTCTTGAGGTGTTATTGGCATTTCAGCCTTATGTTGTACTAATGTATTAGGATCAGTAGAATTAGCTCTAATTTTAATACGTGTTTGAAGTATTTCTATTAAGGCACCAATAACATCAGAATTACCATCTTTGTCATAGTATCTTAATCTATTTAAATAAGCTCCCCAAAATAATCCACATTTACTGTCGCCTTTAGTATTCTTATCAAATACATTAGGCACACCTTTAACATTATATCCTAAACAGTTATAAAATAGTTCTTCAGCTCCTTTAAAGTTTGAGCCCTCAGTTCCTCCTGTTCCACCACCAATCATAGTAAAAAATGTAACACCACCTTCTTGTACAGATTGTCGTGCTACTTCCCAGGACTTTAAAAGATTAGGAAACTTACCCCATTCTTCCCAATAAACCGGACCTCTTTTTCCTCTAGCTTTATCAGGATCACCTTTTGTAGTAACCCCCATTATTTCATTTTCCGTCCCCTCAACCTGACCATCTTTGGTTTTATAACCCATTTTCCATGTCATATTAGCTTTCGATTCAATTAACTTTAACCTAGGCCAAGGAGTATGGTGGTCTGTCCATGAAACATTAGACATAAATTTACTAAGTATACCATCCTTCATTAAATACTCAGTTTCACTTGCTATAGCAAAAGCCACAACCCTTTCTCTAGTTTTAGAATTGTAACCTACTTTTAATATACGCCCTAAATCAGCTCCCATTTTATAACTGAAACCTGCTCCCCGTCGTTTCAATAAACCTGCATGCTCCCCATCTCTTCTAGCTTGGTCAACATAATGAAAAAATATATAATCTCCATCATACATATCAGGAAACCCTAAAGGCCTATCTGCTGATTTTGTACCAGCAATAATCTTAGATTTCAAGATAGGAGAGTAATTAAGGTAATAATAAAATGATCCTGGAATCCATTCTCCATCATATTCTCGAATAAGACCATCTCTGCAACGTCTGGTTTCTTCTTTCCAAAATTGAAAGTAATCTGAATTTGGACTAGAGTTTGGAGCTAAAAAATTATAAGTTTTATGTCTTTCAAAATGAATAGCAGGTTGACGAAAATAATCCATATCTTCAAGGATATGTGGATTAATAACATCTACAATTACTTTACCTTCTTTATCATGTGGAGCATCTATAGCTCTGCCTCTATTGGCACGTGTTAAATTATAGATAAATAGAATAGAGTCTAGAATTTCTTCCAATTCTGCTATTACTCCTTTATCTAAACTTTTAATAAATTCAGGTGTTAATTCGGTTTGTATTTCATTAAATCTTGCCATCTATTTTAGTTAACCCAAAGTCTTTAATAGTATCATCAATTGAAACATAAAAATTCAATCCCATAATTGTAAAAATTTTTACTCCATAATCAGTATCTCCATTTGATTTAGGTACTCTTGATTTTCTATAAGTACAATATCCATTAGCTGCAGCATTTAGTTTTTTAAATACTTTTGGAGTAACATACAATCTAAAATTTCTATTTCTAGTAGATATATTTACATCTATTGCTTTATCTATAATTTCATTTAGTATATTTCTTTTCATCTTCTTTATAATTAACGTCTTACAGCCCATCTTCAAACACAGACTTTTTTTGTTGCCCACGCACTATAGCTTCTTTCTGTAATTTCTTTTTCACCATTTCTTCTAATTTATCTAAATTAGTCAGAATGCCAGCAGATTTTTCTATAACCGCTGCTAGTTGCGATATACTATAAATTGGCTTTCCATTCTTATCCAATGCAAGTAAATCTACCTCACGATAAAACCGTCTGATTTTATCTACTCCAATCTTTGCATCTTTAAGGAATAATAATGCTAAAACCGATTTATCTCTTTCTAGATAAAAATCTCTAGCATCCTTGACTAATTTATCCTCTTTCCAATCTTTGGGAAAAGTAAGACTCTTCTTCACTACTGTACCCCTTTCCTTTTCATCTAAGATGTCTGAATAATCAGACCTAAAATCTTCCATGAAAAAAACATAGCTAAGTTCAGGCAATGCCCGACTTTTATTCTTACTCTTATCTCTATCCCAAATCTTTTTAAAAGGCTTTAAATTATAAGCCTCTTCCGAAATCTCAAGCTTATAATTTACTAGATTAAATAATTTCATTTATTCTTTTTCTTAATGCGTTCTTTCATCCAATCAGGACTATAATATATTCCCCAAAATGGAATTCTTACTGATGGAAAATATAATTTCTTCCTATCACATTTAGTTTTCATAACATGAGTTAAAAATTCAAAGGAAATATTAATAGCATTTAATACATCCGGTAATAATAGCCCATTTTCGTCTGCATATAATTTTGCTAATTTTCTTAAATCACTATTCATTTTCTAATATAGTGTTAGGTGTAAAAATACTATTTTCTTCCCGTATCTCCTTTATACATTGTTCACATAAAGGAATTAATTCTCCTAAGGGACCTTTTATATATCTTGATGCCTTGGTAGTTCTATTAAATATTTCACACCTAACACAATATTTATCATTCATTTTAATACGCTAAAGTAGTTAATAAATTCTTTCTTAATTCTTTAGGATATACATTTTGTCTTCTTCTAGCTAATGAACCACAGTCCTGACAAGTTAATGTTTCAAACTTAGATACTGAGGTATAATAAAATCCTGTTGATTTCATTGCAGTACTACCACATTTTGGACAAACAGGATTTTCATTTTCAGTATAAAGACCTACATTAGGATGCCGTGACATCCATGGACGTAGTTTTAAATAAACTGCTTCTAAAAGTTCTACATCATACTTATTATATTTCTCCATATAAATAAGTGCCCGTTCATTTCCTGCAATACAGTCTTTCCATAATTGAAAATCAGTATGCATCTTAGGTTCAAACCCAAATACTTTAGCTAAGCCATTTAAGGAATTATGTGTAAATCCAAATTGTTTTTGTGATACCCGTAAAGTATCTATAGTTTTATATGGTCTTGTTGGTTTTAGTCCATGTATAATAAAGCGTGTATTCATATTAGGCAAATCAAAACGATTTCCATTATGTGTTATAACTATATCTGCCTTATCTAATAATTCCCATAAGGACTTAACAATACGTTCATCATTTTCATTTAAAGCTTCTTTACCCTTTAGTCTATCAGATAATGTAACCGTTTCGTCAAGCCATTTAGCAGACCATGAAAGCATAAACCATTCTGATAATATATGTTCATCAGTAATATTTGCTCTCCATACCTGCTTCTGGAATACTGCGGCTTTTAAAGGAGATGTTTCAATATCAAATAACAATATACGTGGTAACTTACCATAACACTGTGACTTAAGAATTATCTTAGCTGCTTTCCTAGCTTGTTGTATAATTTCAGGAGTAGTATCCCACCAAGCGGCTAATTTATTTTTGCCCATTCGTATAGTATATGGCTTTGATAAAAACTTTTCTGTTATTTTATTCATCAATTTTTAATTTTATAAATTTTAAAACTTTCTATTCACTTTCTGTAACAAAGAAAAAAGTGAGCGATTTATCTTTAGGAAGTATATATTTAGCTATTAATAAATTACGTTTAATAATTCCTGCTTTCCGAAGTCCTTGCATTAAATTATATATACCAGATACCTTAATATTTAACTCCTGTGCCATCTGCATTCTTAACTTATAATTAAAAATTTGTATATTTCTTTCCTCAAAAGGAAGTTTTCTATACTTATAATTATAGTACATTAAAAGCGAATAAAGTTCTAATTCCTTAGGCCTGACCTTATTGAATGGTGGAATATCATTTAGCAAAGCTAAAAGCTTTTTAAAATAATTATATTCATCTACTACTATCTTTAATTTCATTATATTGTTACGTTTACATTATAGACCCCCTCTACTAATTCAGTATTACTAAAATCTAAATTAGTACCACCAGTAGTCCATGTATACCATGGATAAGGATTATCGGTCTTTGCTGGATAATAAGGATATTTATATTCCCACATAATCCAGGGGCCATAAGATATGGTTGTATGAGTTTCCAAAGTAAACTGCTTCCATAAATCATTAGGAAACATTTTCTTCATTATTTTAAGAAATTCCTCAAGATTAACATTTTCTTCAACCTTGATAGTTTTTTGTTTAGTATCTATTTGTAATTTCATCGTTTTGTCCTCATTCTCTTTAATTTATGTTTACTTAACTTCCAAAATAACTCCAATTGTAAAGGAGTTAAATTGACTAATAATTCTCCATCCATTAAAACAGAATCACATATATCTATAAAATAGGAATTATCCTTTATGATAATTTTTCTTTTACATCTACCAAATTCATCATAGACAATATCATTATGTTCCAGTTCATCTAGGATTACTTTTTTTAATGGAGAATAATTTGTATAATAATATTGTAATTCCATAATTATTTACTTTGTTTAAATCCGGTATAAGCAGCAGACAATAATGATACATCGTTATGTAAAACCTGTATAAAATCAAACGTTGGTATACCAAACTTCCAGGTACGTTTACGAATAACTGCATCTGCTATATTTTCCTTTCTACCTACCCATATTTGTTCTGTATCTATTCTTCTTTTAGTTATACTATTACTTGTCTCAAAAGATTTTATTAATCTACTTTGTTCTTTTTCTATCTCCTTCTTGATTGTCATGTACTTTTCCTTTAAAAGTTGCACCTTTTTGTTTATGTCCTTTACCTCCTAAACTATTCCACAAAGAATTAGTCATTTTAGATAAATGAAACATTTCACCTTTTTTATGTTGTTTAAGTAGTTTCTTTAATTCACGACTGATAGATTTAAATAATCCCCTATCCATCTTTGCTGGTTTTATACCTTTATATATAAGTGCAACTTCTTTAAGACTAATTTTTCTATTTACACCTTTATAAGATATAATAAATCCTTTCTGTAAAACTTCTGCAAGTGTCATTATGCTTTAATTTTAGAAACAGGTTTCTTTTTCTTAATATCAAAATTAGCTTTATCAACAGCCATTCCTATAGAAAGCCTCAATATCACCTTTCTTTAAATCATCTACGCTTTTCGATACTGCGATAATTTCTGCATGGTCAACCAAAGAGGGATCATTATCATCACCAGCTAAAATAATTTTACTTTCTTTTTTATGTATCTTGATGAGCACATTGCCATCATTCATTTTAATCTTTTCTAAATCTTTAATTCTATACATTATCTTTCTACTTTTTTATTTAACATTACAAAGGTATGAATTAAAAATGTAACTACCAAATAAAAATGCAATTATTTTAAAAAAAATAACCACACTCGATTGAATGTGGTTATAGTCTACTAAAAGTATAGGGAGGAAGGGAAAATCTAAAAGTTTTTATAAATTGTTTTCATAGAAGGTTCTTGTAACAAGTCTTCTGGATTTTTATCATAGGTTTTACCATGAAAAGTATTTCGTACAATATCCATTAATACTGCAGAAAATTCAGAACAATACATTCTTTTCATAGCCTTCTTATTTTTAGGACCAACCCATTTGCCAGTTACAATCATATACATTTGATAAGGAAAAGCTAAAAAATCATATCTGTGAGGAATAGTCATACAACCCACAGCAAATCTAGAAATCAACTTCTTTTCCTTACTAGTAAGTTGTCGCTTAAACCTTCTTACAATTACTTTATGTTTCATTAAATAAACTCCTATAGGAATATGTGCCTCTACTCCTTTTGCAGTAGCTTCAGCTATAATCAAGTGACCCCATAAATTAATTACAGTACCGGCATGATTAAGAATAGTTTTATTTAATATTTCTTTACGCCTTAACTTTCTATATACTTTCATCCACCATTGAATTGCTTTCCCAACCCAATTATTACCTTTAACTAAAAATAAATCTCCTACTTGTGGTTCATATGTCATTATAATTATTTTTTAAATTTAACTTGAGCTCTATGCAGGTAACACTCCCGCTTCCCCTGATTACAGAACAGGTGCATCATTTTAATGCTTAAAGAGCTTTTATACTTTTCTTATGTTTAACTGCAATTTTATGTTTATGATAAGTTTTATAGTACGCTTTTTTAATCTCTTTTAATCTACTAAGAATATAATCTGACTCTTTTTCTATTGATATATTAGTAAACCTATATATCTTACCAACACCATTAGCCTTTAAAATACTAGTACGTTTTTTATCTAATTTCTTTTGTTCTTTTTCATTATGATATCCACCATCTACTTCTAGTACAACATTTTCCTTTGGCAAAAAGAAATCTACAATAAAAAACTTAACTCCAGTAACACCTTCATAGTAAAGAATATGTTGAAACTTATAATTAATGTCACATTCTTTTAAAAAAATCTTTAGTGCCTTTTCTGCATATGTTTGCTTTTGTATCAATTCTGCTCTAAATTCTTCTGCTTTCTTTTTACTATTTTGAAATGCAAAACCCCTCTGCTTATTGTAATATTCTTTTTTTTCTCTCTTACTAAGTAATCCTACCCTTCTTTTTTGTAATACTTTTAATACATATTCTGAATCATTTTCTTCTAAATGTTTTATCAAATCATCTAAAACACCCCTATGCATACATGTTATATCTACTTTTTTCTTCATCTTTATTTTAAATAAAGTAAGCCCCTAATAGTAAAGACAATCTTCACTATTTAAACTAGTTACAGTTTTAAGACATTTCTTAAGTGGGGAACGTAAATTGATCCATTGCCATTTACTGTTGACGTAACCCTAAGCGGCTGTACCCGGCCATTCTAAGGCTTAGGCAAAATACTCTGTCTATTTAAACTTTGTGAACTATCGGAGAAAACCATTAACTATTTGTTAAATTTAAATCCGACTTCTAGGGCTCTCATTGTGGTTGCTAATCACAGTGGAATCTAAATTCTATTTGAGCCCGATCCTCTGATGCTGAGCAATCGGAGGGTTCTATTATTAATATTCTTATAATCCTAATGTATGTACTCTATAAGCTACATGACATTTTAACACACCAGCTCCAGTACCTGCTCCAAAAGCAGTACCAGCATATAAGCTAATTATATTGTTACCAGCAACAGTAATAGCTTGATCAGATGCAGAAAGTGCATTGACTTGAACTACTTTATCTGCGCTAGCTCCTAAAAGATCAGCTTTTGCAATAGCTGTTGTGAAAGCAACCTGAGCACCGGTTACTCCAACATTAATAACCATATCATCACCACCATCCGCATAAGCACCGGTGGCATAATCATAAATTAATAAAGCGGAGATAAATTCTAATGCATAACCTGCCCCCTGAGCTGCTACTAAAGGTGCACCATCTGCATGTGCTACATCACCAGCAGCATTACCAACAATCTCTGTAGCAGTTAAAGTAACTTCTGCAATTTGTACAGGAGATACATTTGTACTTGCACTTAAGTTTGCTTGTGTTATAATTTCACCAATCTTGTCTTGAATTTTATCAACATGAATACCACGAGCTAAATAAGCGTCGTCCATATCTGTATGTTCATCCAAAAAAGTATCAAGATTTAATGTTTCTAAACTTGAAATTTCAGCCATAATTTTTTATTTTATATATATATTTTGTACAAAAGTAATAAATGTATTTTTAACTACCAAATAAAACTACAATTATTTTCTATCAATTTCTGATAGATATTAATATTTTAGTACTATAGCTACATCAGAAAGTAGTTTTACATTCTTTGTATCTCTATCATACCTAAATTCAATCATAGATGTTTTACATCCTGGATGTACTACAAATACTCTAGAATCTGTTTTAGGCTTATTTTTATACTTCATATCAACGACACATTTCATACACTTATCCAAGTCATATAATGTAATATGTACTCGTGGATCTAATTCTTTCATATTCCTTATTTATGCATCTTTAGCTTTGAATACTAATATAATAGCTCCAACAGATCCTATTATAGCTCCAATTGCTTCAATAATACCACCACATTGTTCAATTATCATATTGCCTTCATCTTGTGATATTAATTTAAACATTATAGCTATAGGTAATAATGCAACTAAGAATCCTGTAATAGTTGTTTTCCAATTTTTAAAATTTTCTAACATATTATTTATATTTTATTAATTATTTATTATTTTCTCCTACCTGCAGACCTGTTTATTGGACCTTTACCTCTACCAGTTCCCATTCCACGTCCTTTACCACCACTTCTAATTTTAGATCCTGGACACGGTTTCTTTTTTATAACTTTCTTCATATTATTATTTTTAATATTATTTTACTGTACAAAGATACAACATTAATTTGATATTACCAAATAAATTTAAGATTAATATTCCATAGTAGTCAATATTTGGTGTAATGCTCCAGATAATTGTTTAACAAACTTTTCATCATCATTTAATTCATCGTACCCTAATCTATTTAAAATAAAATGAACTGTTTCATGGATAGCCGTAGACTCTATCTCAGATTTATCAATACTTGCTCCATGAACAAAATCCTGTAATATAATAGTATTTTTTTTATATCGTGTTTGTCCATAAGCACTATCTTCATCTCCTTTATTATTATCAAAAATAATCTTTATTGTACTACCAAATAACTTGAATTTTTTAGGAATCTTCATAATTTTTAATTTAATTAATGACTGTACAAAGATACAATAAATAATTAAGATATACAAATTTTTGGTAGGAAAAATTTTTGAAGTTAAGTATTTATTAGCTTGTCGTAACCTATTCCTACAAACACCCCCCCTAATTTTAAGATTGGGCGATAGCCCGCATTGTTTTATTTATTAACTAATTTATGTATTATGAAAAATGGTTGGAAAGAGTTTTATGACAGTATTCCTGATGATAACAACAGGAGTCAAACATTGGCATTAACTGATGTTGGTGGCAAAGTTGAGATTAAT